CCTTTAGATACAATATTATATTGTTATTTATAATCATTTGGATTCAGTCAAAGATTGAACCAAGCTCTTTAGCTCATTAATTTCATTCTCTAGTTTGTTGATCTTCTGATCTTTTTCAATACGAGCTTTCTTTCGTGCTTTGGCTCTTTTTAATCCATCTCCATCAAAGTTGGAGACAAATCCATTTGATTTGTTTTTATACAGATTGGGTTTGCCTTCAACTTTTACATAATCCTTCATATTAAGTTCCTAGTGCGATTGCTCTCAGATCTTGAATTCTTGGAACCTTTGACGTGTTACTAGAGTTCATTACAATCTTAAGCTGGAACGTAGAGAATTCTGGCAGTGAACCACCCAGTCCACCAATAGTCCATTCATGTTGTCTAAAGACTGTACGATTATCGTCTGTACCAATCAGGTTGTCTGGAGCTTGATAGACAAATGACTGGTCTTCGATACTACCTTCCGTACCTTCTTCCAACGTTCTGTAGTAGAGCTTAACGTTCGATCCAGTCGGCAAGTTAATTGCAGAAAGAACTTTTAAACCTACTGCAGCTTGCTCAAGCGTGATAGGAATCGTTAAGTGCTTAGACATAGCCGAACCAGCATATGGATCAGTTTCGTCAATAAACTCGATTGGATTGTTAGTAACAATGTTATCACCGCCAGAAGCAGAGTCCTGGTTATCGATAATATTACTAATACCTAAAATCGACGATGTCTGAAGATCCAGTGTTGGAGATACCCATGTATCAGTAGTACTAAAGGTGCTAGTGATTTTAGCTAACTTATTAGAATTAAATCTATCGGTTTCAACTTGCGGGTTAGGAATAACTCTTGGTGAATCAAATCTAATAAGCTGACCTGGCTGTATATCTCTTCCAGGTGGCGTACCGTATGGAGAAGAAGATCCGTTGTTGGCCTGAGCTAAGGACAGAGTAGTAGGAAGAACCATATTAAAGGATGTGCTAGTTGCTTCTACACTGAATACATCCAAATTAGGAATCATTTCATCAACCAGAATGTTCTGATCAGCAACTACATTGGATCCACCTGTTTGTAAGGTAGCAGTTGCTACAGAATCAGCATCAAACTGATATCCGTATCCGTCTACTTTTGTAATAGGCCTAAGACCAAGCAAGCTTGTACCTTTAATACCAGCATATGTTGTATTACTATCAAATCCACTGATGTTGACCTGATCGCCTTTTACAAATCCATGACCGACATGAATCAGTGTAACGGCACTATCACCACTGTCAGTTAAGAGTGGATCTCTAGACAGGTTAACCGTAGGAGTAGAGGAACTATCATTAGTAAGAGTAAATGCGCCACTGGTAGTAAACTCAGCGCGATTCAATCTGAACATCATATCTCTACGCTGATCTGGTGTCCAGGTAATAGCGTTCTGTGACATAAAGAATGAACCAACCGAAGGCTGCTTATTAACTCTTTTTGTAGTGGATCCTACTAAGAAGTCTTCAATCTCTGCTACCCATACTGTATATTCTTGGGTGTTTGCGATCAGTACAAAACAGTATTCAGTATAGCCATTAAGATAGACTGGACGATCAAAAGTAAACTTAGTTGGTGTAGAGCGGATGCCATCCATTGCACCTGCGCCTGCTGCAGTAACCTGAGCTGTAGTGTATGTGCTAACATCTGCTGGCTTCTTGAGAACTACCGATCCAGGAATAATATTATCCTGAGAAGGCACACCGTTTTCAATAGGTCTAATCTCTAAACGAATAGGAACGTTAGAGGTAGACTTAGATGCGAAGAACACTTCTACGCTAGTAATAAATCCACCATTTGCATTTTGCAACTGGAATGACTGAGCGATAGGCTCTCTACGTTTACCGCGTCTGCGACGACGACCACGGGGCGGGCTTGGTTGTGGTCTAGGACGAGGAGTCGGCGACGTTCTACTTCTTCTAGTAGTAGAAATTACATCAACCAAAGATACCTGAACACCAAGAGCGCTATAATTAGTAGCAGCACCTGAAAGAGCATCATCTTCGTTATCAGTGCTAATATCCAGGATCTTAACTAGGGTTTGACCTGCGTCAAATTTAATTGTATCATTATTAGGAATAAAGAAGGAACCTTCAATATTTCCAAATTCGTCAGTAGTAAAATCGCCTGGCGCCGAAGCAGTATTAGGATGCCCGGTTGAACCAGCATATTCTCCACCTAAGAAATCATCTGGAGGATTAACTTCACCGAATGTTCTATATGTTTCCTTTTTAACATAATCTCCGATGTTTGTTCCATCAAAGAACATAAAGTGTTGTCTGCTAGGAGCTAACTGACTTGCTCTGAAGAATACTCTTCTAGAGCGAATAAACGGAATAAGATCGATTTCTACGACTCTTTGACCTACTAAGGTACGTGTAACAGTAGTAGTGGTTCTTCCGCTAGTGGTTGTTCTACGAGAAAGAACGCGGCTTTGACCAATAATAGATCCTACTTCAGGAAGTTCAAAGTCTTCTGGAATACCCTGAGGACGAATAACACTATTAGCTACATTTCTTTGATCATCAGGAGTAGTTCCTCTTCTATTACTACGAACCCTTCCTGCTGTTATGTTTTCAGTGCCAGTTATTACGTCTTGTCTCCAAATATCAAACTCTGGAGAAAGTTCAAGATCGCCAGCATACAGAATAACATCAAACGGGTTAACGTTCTCAGTTTCAGTTGCAACGTTCTGGAAGAAGACGGGTGTTTCACTATAGTTAAGGTATACTACGTCATTCTTAACGACTGTGCCAAGATTGCTACTTAGGGCGCTGTCGTAAACCATTCTAGCATCTTGCTGATTTGCAAGTGGGGCAATAACATTTGTCTGTGTATCTAGAGATGCAGCGTATTGTCCGCTAAAGATATCAGAGAAGACCAAGTCTTTAAAGTTGTCTGCAAAGAAACCATTCTTAAAGCGGTTGTTACCTGCAGAGTCAAATACCTCAACCGTAGAAGTTTCAAGCTCGAGAAGGTTCAGGGTAACTGCTTCTTCAATATTATCAATACGCTTTACAATGTCTCCAATGTCTCGCATGGTGTAACGACGGTTGTCAACGTACTTAGAAGATAGGTCAGCTTGATCGTCTGTGTATGGATTTAAGGTAAAGCTGTATAACTCCATACCATCAGCAGGTGTCTCAGGCTTAATTGGATTTACACCAGGCTCACCTTCAATATAAACCAGTCCATTTGAAGTTGCGATCAGAATGTCTGTTCTAGACTGGTAGTATGTTACATCAGCTTGAATAGTATCTGTGTTACGAGGGAACTGGTTAATCAGGTTAGATACGAACGTACCATCAGAATCTTTTACACTTCTAAAGTCAAGTACGTTTCTTAACTCAATCTCTGTTCCGTTGTTCTGGCGGAAGGTAGGAATATCTTCATAAGCAACCTCACCAGTATAGGAGTTAGCAGAGAAGAAGTCCCCGCTAGTACCATGCTGGAAGTAATCATATTTAACTCTAATAGGTTGAGGTACAGTACCAGACTGAAGCCTTACCCTACCTTTGTCATAGAAGTTATCTCTCTGACCGTTATCAAGATTAAATCTATTTGTTACGTCATTACTATCAGCATCAAGTACTTGCTTGAACTGATAGATGTCAGCATGAGTCAGAACTAATTCATCGTTGGTAAGGGATCCACTATCGCTAAAGTCTTCTACTAAGTTCTTGGTACGATGAGATGCCAAGCTTTCTCTATTGACATAGTATACTACTTTATGTGTAACATTGGCAAGACCTGTAATTGTTGCACCAGAACCATCAACGGTAATATTAATGGTAGGATTGGCAATAACCGCACCTGTATTGTCTGTTACAATCCAAAGCGATGCATCAGTGTAGCTTTCTGTAGTAAGACCGTCCAGGGTCAGTGTATGATCACTTGCCCCGGATCCACCGGTTGCCTGTCGCTCTTCAAACCTTTGCTCGGTCAGTCCAGTAACATCAACACTCTGCGGTCTACTACGTGGAAGCTCAAAGAATGCATTGTTATCGTTAATTTCTTTCATAACAGCAACGCTGTCTTCTAAGACTAAGTTACCGTAGTCGTTATTGTCTACAGAGTCACCGATACTTCTAATATCTCTGAATCCAGACCCAGGATCAGTAATGTTTACATCAAAAAGATGGAACCTGTAGTATCCACCAGACTGAGCAACCTGTCTAACTCTTGCTGTGCCTATTGCTGTTCCAGTACCACTATTGTAACCATTGGTATTGCTGAAAAGTGTACGCTTAGCAAATGTTCCTACATCAGGAAGACCTTTTAGCGTATCAATCTGGACATAGTTGCCGTACCTAGCACTAATAGCTTCAGACTCGACTACTTCAGTGGATCTAGACTTATTAACGGTAAGGTCGGTTTTTACCGGCTCTTGATATCTAAAACCATTTACATATGAAATGCCAGGGCTGACAGAAAGAGTCAGTTTAGAGGTATCTGTATTAGATTTGAAATTAGCTAAGAACTTCTCTACAACGTAATTACCAGATTCTTCAAAAGTGCGCTTGGCTAGTTCATCACCTAGCACATTATACTGATTACGATCAATTTCTTCTTGAAGAACACCATTAATAAAGCTATTGGTAATAATAAAGTTGTCTGCACTATCGATAGTGTCTGAAGTAGCAAGAGTAAGTCTAATTCTATATCTATCAGCGCCAGGTGCTGTGCGGTTAGGCTCTACGTTCTGGTTGTCATATAATGCATCTGTATCATCAGAGGTGATGATGTCTTCAGTAATAATGAGTCCGATATCAGTTGTCGGAGTATTGCTGTACTTACTGACGATTAGCGACTGTGCATCCATTTGTACAAAATGCCCTTGTACAAAGTAAGCGCCTTTGTTTACAGTAACTCTGAATCCTTTTCCTACAACTGGAACACCTGGTGATGCCTGTAAAGTAGTAACTGTACCAATTCCGTTAGTAACAGTCAATTCGGTATTAGATGGGAACCTAATAGGTTCGGTCCCACCAGATACTGTCGAAACGTCTGTATATTCAATATAAGCAGTAGCAGGGTCGGTTGAAGTAGGAGCAACATATTCAATTACTCGAGCGGTAACGTTTCCACCCTCAAGAATAGAGCCAGCTGCTACGTTTGTAGGAGTACCTTGCAGCTTTACAAATTCGTAATCTGGATCCGGTGCCATGCCACCAGGATTTACTACCGCACCTTCTTTGAAGATGTTCCGTCCAAACCTTTCCATTTCCTTCTGGATGATGGTTTGAGCCTGAGTGAGTTCTCTTGCTTGGAGGGCACGACCAGACCGGAATAGAATTCGGTGATAGTTATCACTATCCTTAAAATCGTCCTTATAGGTACTAGAGAATGTGGTATCGCTAAAAGCTGTTGGCATTTTTTACTCTCTTAAAGTTGGATAATGATCTTGACATCTTCAGTACTAGCAGAGTCTCTGGTAATAGCTGCACGATTGTCAATGTATAAAAGGTCGCCTGAGAAAGGATTAATCTCACCGTCAGAATCTGATACAAAGTCTCCCGTGTCACTAGAGTCTAAAACATTCTTAATAGAATTCACACCAGTATCAGAAGAAGTAAACTGTGCAAATCCAATTCTTTCATTTTGGTGATAGGATAATATAGTGTTAGATCCAGAAATCTCAGTTTTATCTACAAAAGCTTTAGCACCACTAGAACCACCTTGTACAGTCATGTCTCTAGTTAAGTCAGTGCCAGTTACAGTTAACCTTCTTAGTGCAGATCCTGTAGCTGAAGTAAAGTCAGAGTCGTTAGGCTTCTTAATATTTCTTAAAAGACCAACCTGTCTAAACTCTTGTCCAACAAGGAAGTCACCAGAGCCAGCTTCGCCTTGAAGCTTAGCATTGAACATAATTGACGTAGATCTTAAATCGTCTCTAATATCTTTACCTACACCATTCTCAGAAATAACTGGACGAATAACTGCAGCAACCGTTGGAGTAGAACTGCTGGTAATTTTAAGATCTGCGTAATCGTACCCAGATCCAAATGCAAATCCACCAGATCCGTTAGAGTCTACTTCTGCTTTTACAATAGCGCCAGTTGTTGCGCTGACAGTAAGTTTTACCCCAGCACTAGAACCATTACCTTGAACAGTTGCTGTAGAGTTTGTAGCATATCCTGCACCACCTGTGATAATCTTATATCCGGTAATCTCTCCTGCAACTGCTGCTGCCTGAACTGCTAACTGCTGCTGTTCTGCCACGGTATTAAAGTTACCGCCAGTAGCAGAATCTACCTTATCAACAGGGATATAGTTAGCAGTAGCAAAGTTGTTCAGCTTAGTCGGATCAAGTACAGTCAAGAATCTCCAAACGTATCCATCACCCAGCTTTTTAGTTCCTTCGGTAGGAAGAATGTTATCGCCTGGGTTAAACAGAGATGGGTTAACTGTACCAGTTGCAGTCTTACCTTGTTCAAGACAGATGTAAACCCTGTTGTTGGCAGTGATTACATAATACTGACCATTTCCAGCATCGTTAGCTGTACCGTTACCTAAAGCAGATACGTCACCTTCAAATGCACGATAGATCGTACCAGAAGACCAGTTGTATCTCTTTGCAACGAAGCTTACATTGTCAGTTAGGATTACAGACTGAAGATTAGATCTGAAATTGATCTGCTCTCTAGAAGAGTTAATAACTTGTCCTACAATAGGAGCTACGTCCGTCGAATCCTGCCAAGTGTCAGATTTACCAATACCTACAAAGTATCTGGTATCAGAGTCTGATGTATCTGCAATGATCTTTTCGATTAAGATCTTTTTAGTATCATCTGTAATAATTGCGGGCATGTTTTATCTCTTTTTAAGTAACTGAAATGTCAGCGTCGGCTGAGTCTTTAGAACCAATTAAGAACCATGTAGATCCATCCCAAATCACCTGAGTTGAACCGCCGGTCTTTAACGTGAATGAAGTACCTTGGTTGAATGCTATAGGGGTAATAGTAGCATCTGCAGAACTTTTATTAATTAAAATCTTATACTCACCTGCTTCTGTTCCACTATCTAAAGATGCGGCCAAAGCAGTAGTTTTATTAAGAATAATTAGTGACGCAGAATCACTAATCGCTCCGTCTTCTTCCATTGTCTGAGGTTTGTATGCAGTCTTATTTAGACAAATGGAACCAGAACCCTTTGCTGTAATTTCAATACCAACGTTATCACTATCACCTACAGCTGCTACTTTAGGATCAGATGCAGCATTAGCAGAAATTTCTACGTAGTTTGCTGGTACCCCTGTACTAGTTAATCCTAAGATTTCGTTACCATTAGAATCTAGTACTTCTGAAGTAATATAAGGTGTGGTAAGTCTAAGATTAGTAAAATTAGTTTGGTTAGCACCAGGCTTCATGTCAATACTATATGGAGCATCTTTACTAGATAGGACATCACTATCAATCAGATTGATCCATTCTGTACCATGAGCAAAAACTGCACGCTCAGTACTATGTACATGCGCAAACATGCCATGATATACTGTAGCGCTAGGGAGAACTCCTGCGCTATCGTATTTGTTTCCAAAAAGAATTTTAGCGCCCGTGCCATTAGCAGAATCTGCAAGATCTAAAATAGCAGATGCTCCGGTTCCTTCTACGACTGGTACTTTACCATCTTTATGTGGAAGAGTAACTGTAGCATTACTATCAACGACAAAGTTAAGCTGTACGGTGTAAGCTCCCTCAATGTAGTTGATCCCGTTGCTATCTAGGACTACACCAGAAGTTGAAGATCTAGAGCTGTCGCCCAAGATCTTATAGATTTCTAAAAAGTTGTCATTGATTTTGGTACCACCAGATCTAAGCGTATCGCCAGTTCCGTCGTTTGCGTTCGTACCTAGATCTAATATTTGTCTTGTCATGTTACCTACTCAAATCCATCAGTTGTAAGTATTTATTCTTTATTCTTAAGCTGTTCTACTTCAGCCTTTAATTCTTTTATAGCTTCAATTAAAAGACCTATCATGTTACCATATCTAACTGCCAGTGCTCTACCATCTTCTCTTGTATTGTCTACTGTCTCGTAGATAACCTCTGGCAGTACCTCTTGTACTTCTTGAGCAATCACACCAGTCATAGACTCTTTGGAACCAATGTAGTTAAAGGTTACGCCGTTAATCTTAGAGACCTTTTCCAGAGCGTTAGGAATGTTTTCGATGTTTTCTTTTAATTGTCTATCAGAAAGAGACGCAAATGCTGTTATGTCACCACGCGCAAAGAAGTCGCCATCATGCTGGAACGTAAAGTTATGCACTCCATTACCATAAATTCTGAATTCATCAGAATCATCATTTCTAATAGAGCTGAATCCATCGTCTTTTCTAAGCTTGACGTTACCAGTACTGTTGCTAAGTGTGATAGAGGATATTCCGTTATTGCCGGTTGTTACGCTCAGCCCGTCATTATTACCTGTGGTAACACTGCTAAGAATCTGGCCTACTACATGAAGCTCTTGGGTAGGCGCATCGGTCCCAATACCAACCTCACCTGTATCAAGAATTGTTAGTCTCTTTGTAGTACCAAGTGTGGAGATATAGAAGTCGCCAGCAGAGTTAGTAGCCAGACGAACATCGTAGTCTTCGCCATTATTATTCTTTAGGTCGATATAGCCTGCACTAGTAGCACTAGTAATTTCAATACCGCCAGTACTGATAAGCTCTACAGCAGCTGTTGGTGTACCAGAAGAAACGTTAGATGCACGGATAGTACCATTGACATCCAATTTGGTCTGAGGTGCAGCAACGCCAATACCCATATTACCAGCATTATCAAGATATGTGCCACTCATCAGTCTAAGCTTGTTAGAGAGTTCATCATATTTAAGGAAAGAGTTGTCAGTGCTAATAGCAGCTGCTTGAGCCTTTAAGTACAGTGCATCGTTTTGTGATACAAATCT